AATCCCCAGACTCCTATTAACAAGGAGTACTTAGATAGTTCGTTAAAACAGAGAGCAAAAACTTCTGAACAAATGATAGCGGCTACTACTATAAGTAAACCGAACCGGCCTATAGCGTTAGATATAATGAATAGCATGTCTCACTACCCTAACATGGATAGGATGTATACTAATTTTGACAAGATATTAGGGCTAGACTAGAGGGATATCACACCATCCTCCATACTCTTACACCTAGTCTACCGCCCTCTACCACAACTTTAACGGTACACTGCCATCCCTTGCGATCTAATATCTTAGTTAGTTGAGCAATAGCTTTCTCTGTATTAATACACAGGATAAACACAGAATACCCACAAAGCATATCGCTCCAGTTAACGACTATCTTTACCCCGTCAGGGTTAAGGTCGTCTAGCTTCAGCATCTACGGAAAAATTAACTGCGATGACTTCACTAGGAGCTAGGCGTACAAGCGTACCCTTACTCAACCTTACTTTGTCACGCTTGGCTCCCATTTTGGTCATCAATTCTTCTACAAAAGAACCATAGTTTAGCTGCTGTTTACCGCACCACTCCTTCAGCGGTTTAAGTACTAAGTACACTTTCTTTACGTCTGTCTCATATCTGGCGACTAGCTGACCTCTAGGCATAGACTCCGGTATGACTATACTCTCTGCATCAGTGTTCTTGTTACGTAGATCGTCAGTGCTTTTAATCCACAGTATGTTGCCCCAGTTCTCGTTTAGGTAGTCGTTGAGAGTCTGTTCTACACTGGCGCTCATGTCCTCTACGCGAATCTTGTTGTTCTTTACCTCGCCTATAACCCATTTGAATATAGGCTCTATGTTGTAGTTTATAAGTCCCGCTTGCTTCCCTAATATTAACCCACATATAGTGGCAGTCACCTGTGCAGACCAAAATCTATTCTCTGAAGTAAGCCCTGCTTCTCTATCCACACGCGCTTGTACTTTAGATATGAGTGTTTTAACCGCATCTATATCCTTCATAATATGCGCTAGGAACTCTATACCCGCCCAACCGCAGTTAGCGTCCAAGTCCCTAGAGAACTCATCCGTCTGCTGTTTAGTGTCTGGTGTATTAAACATACGCTTAACGTGTATCTCTAATATTCGTTGGGCTTCAGCTTTAGGCATAGCTTTAAAGGTAGATATAAGTTCTACGATACTTGTATTGCCTGTGGATACCGCCAGAAGGTTCCACGGTTCGCCTCTATACCTTTCAAGGTTACTACCGCCTGACATACGCATACGCTGTTTACCACTGGTAAACTGATAAGCAATGTCACTAAGCTGTCTGCCCGAAGAGTTGGTTAGCTCATCCATACATAACGGCAGATTGTGCATGACCTCTCCACGGTTCATCTTGCTAGCGTGAGTGTCCCTCTCATGTAGCATAAGGGCATCGGGTCTGCCCCATATAGATAGCGAAGCTAGCATAGCTGTAGTCTTACCCACACCAGACTCCTTACTGTGTATGTGCAGCGCGGCACAGTTTATCTCGCCCATAAACTTCATAAGGACAGAGCCGAACCCTGTGCCTACTACATACTGGTGCAGTTCAAAGCCGTCACGATTATAGAAGTCTATCGTTCTCTTCCACCCATCTAACGTACCCCGTGGTTCAAACGATGGTATAAGGGAGGCTGTTTGGGTTGAAGGAGGGTTAAACTCTGCCTTACCGTTAAACAGTTGCTGCCCACCTAGTACAAAAGATTCGCAGTTATCGCCAACCCAACCAAATTGCTTATGCGCCATAGTCGCACCTCCTGATGCTTGTAGCTCATTTACCCACGCTATTGTGTACTGCATTATGTCCTCCATTCTAGCGACAGCCACGCCCTTCTCTGACATATGTCTACGGAACTCTTCTTTAGATGTTACGGCAGTTAAGGGTATTGTAAACTCTCTTACTCCGTCTTTAGGTAAGTGCAGACGCATAACTATTGACTCGCCTGTTTCCGCATCTAGCACTCGTTTAACCACATACAGGCCGTTGTGGTATATGTTGACCTCTATAGGATCGCCTTCCCTATCTGTGGTTCTAAGGTATACCCCGCCATTAGCGCCCCTAAAATACGGTTTGGGGTAGGTAGGTATGACATATGTAGCCACAGGTGCAGAAGGTATACTTACGGCAGGTGCTTGCACTACGTTGTCTACAGCTTCTTTTGTCCTGTTGCCTAGAGTCTTAGGTGACCCCACCTTTAACCAGTAGGGGCAGTCAGGGCATATACCAAGTTTGTTCTCGTGAAACCTTGCACAGCTATACGGCATGGTGGGTTGCAAGTTATCCCACTTGGTGTCCGTTTCGTAAGCGTTATATCCGCTGTAACCTTTCGATATGGCATGTGCTCTTTCTCGGCTACCGTCTTCACAGGATTTCAGTACTGATAATACACCGCGCCATATAGGTTCAGACACACTCTCCTTATCTGTCATAGCCAACCGTATCTGTTCGCACCCTTTACCCTTACTGCTCTTCACTAATATATCTTTAAAGTGACTTTCAAGGTGAGCGTACTTATCATCGGCAGGGGAAGGTGCTCTCGTAGGTGACTCTGGTAAGTCTACACCTAGTAGGTTGCTAAAGGTGTCGAAGTCCACGCTAGGGGTGCCGCCATTGCCTAGGTACTCAACTTGCGAGGGCGGTACGTCTTTGTGGTTATGGGTAAACGGCACACGTAATACCCTAGCTGCATCTGATGTTACAGAAGGGTCAGCCAGTAGTCCGTGTACGCCACACGCTTGCTTCAATCTACGTGCTACAGGAACCCACTCATCTCTAGGCACCGCTTCGTTGAGTACCCAATATACATGTATCCCACGCCCAGAATTTACTAGCGTAGGCTTTGGTAAGGACAACGCCTTACAGAATTCTTTTAGTGCAACTAGCCCTTCGGCCTGTGTGTTGTAATCTTTTGCCTCACCGCAGTCTATGTCTAAGAAAAAGGAGCTTAGTGTTAATACGTTAGTTGTCTTTCGTGTCCCATCCTCTCCAAAAGTACCTAGCCCAAAATATGTATCGTATCCGTCATCATCTAATTCTTTAGCTGTATCTACAAGTTCATCGACAGTGGAGTAAAACTTTTGTACTAAACGTCCGTCAGACTTACGTGACGCAAACATACAATAACTACCACTGCCCCCTAGAACTCTAGACAAGAAATTTCTAGTTTGCATTATCGACCCTCAAAAAACTGGAAGTCACTGCGGCAGGGACAAGAACCGTCCTTTTCGGAAAACCTAGCCGCAGAGTATTAAGTTGGGAGCTAGTCCCAGTTGTCGATAATGTTGCTAAAGCCTTCGTCTATACCCGCTTTTGGTTTTGTCTTGCTGGCGGCTTTTGACTTAACTACTTTGAGTGGGGGTGCTTTCTCTATCACTTTTTCTACAGGTGCTTCTACAGATTCTTCTACAACTTCAGCTACCTCATCCTCGTCTATTAAAGGTTCTGGCTTAAATGGGTTGGCATCTGAGTTATGGACGTACCCTTCCACTGCTCCAAACGGGTTGCGTTCCTCCATCTCTACGTACTTTATAACCTGTACGGCACGTAGTCTTAGAGATACACCTGCCTCTCGCATGTTGTAAGGGAAGAAGGCCACTGCAACATTGACTGTGCTGCCCGTGGTTAGCAAAAACTCTTCTGGTAGTTTGTTGCCCCCAGCATCGTAAAGGTTAGGCTTCCTAGTAGCTTCCTTACCGTAAGCGCCTTTGATTGTTGCCTTGCCAGTGTAAGTGCCTGTCTCCTCATCCTTCTTGAACGGCACCTCAATCTGCTCTGGCCATCCCTCTTCACGTGCTTCACTGTACGCTTTAGCCATGTGGGTGAATAGCTCCTTGGCTTTTGCGCTAGTCATACGAAACTGTATGGTGTAAGAAGACCCGTCATCAAGGGGGTCACAAGGCACAGACCGTTTCTCTGCTTGGTCGAAGCGATAGGTGCGGTCAATACGAGGCCATAGTGCCTCTACATCGGTTATCATGTGGTCAGTCATATCGTCAATCCTGTCGGTTGCTTTCATCCATTTTGGAAGAAGTATGGTGTTTTGCGAAGGCCAGCCTGTAGACTCTGTATCGCTGTCTCCCGCATCTTTTATCTGCCTTAGAACTTTCTTAACTTGGTATAGACCTTCGTCAATAACGTCCGAGTGCAAATTGTGTATCTGTACAGCATAGGGAGGTTCCTTCTCTACTGCCAGAAATATAAAGTCTTCAATCGGGTAACCCGCTAACTCAAGTACATACTTATAAAATGCAGCTTGTATGTGGTAACCCAAACTAAAGAACTGTCGCTCAAAGCCTCCACGCTTTGGACTAGCATCACGAGTGGTTTTTAAATCCACTAGTATGCCCCTCTCTGGTATGAATATGTCAGGACGTGCTTTAAGTGCTAGCCCCGTCTCCTCATCCGTACCAAATATACTAACCTCTTTTACGGCACACAGGTCAGAAACTAATTCTACCGCCGCGCTATTAGACATAACACTACTCACCATATCTAGGCATATAGCGTAGTCTTCCTGCGTAAGTAGGGTCTTCCCTTCAAGCTGTGCTTCTTCTCTAGCACTTGTCCAGAGCTTGCCCCTTCTGTTCTCAGGCCCACAAAGTACTAAGTCTTTTTCAGGCTCCAACACCATTGCGTGTACAGCGGTGCCAAGATCAAATGCGCTGTTATCTTTATAGACTGCGTTCTTCCAATGGAGTATCGACTTAGTGCTTATAGTCTTTACCGCCGAACTACTTATAGCGGGGTGAGCGTGGTAGTCCTCATTGGACATGTCCTCTACAAGCATTACATATCACCGTAGAAGTCTTCATCTCTTTCGCTATCTACATGAAAGAGTGGTGCTTTATCGACTGTCTTAGGTGCTAACCCCGAAGCAAGCGCATCGATGGAGAACCTTCTAGTGTTTCCCACCTCTATGTACGAATTCTTGGGTACGCGCCCCTGTCTGAGCCACGATCTAACTGTAGACACAGAAACCGAAAAATGTTTTGCTACATCTTCAATCGGAACATACGGCTGGTTCATCTTTGTCGCCCTTCTAATAGTGTTTAAATACTAACTTTACTGTCTTTATCTACCTTAGTCAACCAATTCCTTGTAAAGATCAATCATTCTTGTGTGTATGTCTGTTTTAGTATCCAATAGTGACCAGTACCGCCCCTCCACAGTCGAGCCTTGCAGTTGTATTACCGTACACTTGTGGTCTTGTCCTGCTCTGTGAACCCTAGCATTAGCTTGGGCATAGATTTCTAATGAACTTGTAGGTGACCACCACACCACCGTGTTAGCCGCAGTTAAGGTTATACCGTGTGCCGCAGATTGTGGCTGTATAACTAAGACTCTTGGGTCGTGAGTGTTTTGGAACGCGCTAAATATCTTAGTTCGATCCGATGCAGAAACACTGCCACGTATAACCTCAGTAGTTATGCCATCGTCTCGGAGTTTTCTAGTTACAAGGTCTATAGCGTTTTTAAACGGGACAAATACCAATACTTTCTTGCTAGACTCTTCTATAACCTCACGTAGTACTTTGTATCTATAGCTGATATCAAATTCCAACGACACTTTATCGGTTGAGTACACTGCCCCTGCCGATATCTGCAACAGCTTGTTTATGTGGACTGCTGCATTAACGGCAGTTATATCTTCACCCTCCGCTTGGAACGTCATGTCATTCAGTAGGAGCTTATAGTATTTTTTCTGTTGTCTAGTTAACTCCACCGCTCTCTTGGTATACACCATAGGCGGCAGGTCAAGACACTCTTCTTTAGTAAACCGGATAGCTGGCTGTAGTATCTGGTGTACATGTTCCGTAGCATTAGGTCTAGGAACCCACTTAAAGTTAGTTACTTTCCGCATGATCTTGTCTCGGAAAGCACCGAAGGCTTTGGGTACGACAGTGGGGTTCACCAACCTAGCTAACCCAAACGCATCGAGTGGGCTTTGTGCCGCAGGTGTGCCTGTCATCATCCATAGCCACGTGTCAGCTTTAATCAAACGGCTAAGGGTCTTCCATCTTTTGGTCTGAGCGTTTTTGTAGTGGGTAGCTTCGTCTACAATTATGCAGTCGAACCCTGCCTTGGCTACAATGTCCTCCACAATAGCTAGCCCATCATAGTTTATGATTACATAGTCGGTAGTCTTACGTAAGGCTTTTTCTCTAGCTTTAGGGCTACCATGAGCTACGGACACAGACCTGTGAGGGGTAAACCTGTTTATGTCATCTAGCCATGCTGAGTCCATAATAGACAATGGGCATATAACCAGCACACGTTTGATCTGGTTTGTCTTTAACAGGTAGTCGGATGCCCATATAGCAGATGCAGTCTTACCTGTGCCTTGCTCGTTAAAGCAGAAGGCTCGCCTGTTAAGAGTTAGGAAAGCAGAGGTGGACTTCTGGTGGTCGAAGGGAGTAAGGTCGCCTGTGAACACGTACCTACCGTTGATAGGTGAAGGTATGTTTATGTTGAGGTTCTTTAGTACTTGAGCTTCTTCTATACCCCAGTTAACTAGAACGTGGTTGTCTTCTAACTCTTTGCTCTTAGGTATTATCTCTGTGACTTTAGCAGGGTCGCGTAATCGGAGCAAGACTGCTCTGTTGTCTACTATTCTCAATGTAGTTCTCCGTTATATGAAGTTGTAGACCCCGCTTCGCCTCCCGATGGGGTCAGGTCGGGTCATTGGGAAAAGGAATAAACCCTAGGCTTCCTAGATTTTATGCAGTAAGTAATACACTCAATAGGAGAGATAACTGCATCATTTAAAGACGGATCTAAGCACCGTCTACCACACCCAATTTTGTACGTAGCCACTTATCGTTAACCTGTTGCAACATATTCTTTTTTGCCTGTTTGGATTTGGCTTGTCGTTTGTTAGCCGCCGACTTCTCGTTTATAGGTGCGGTTCTATAATTTGTCATTGTAATCCCCTATATGTTTAGGTTCTCTATCTTAGCCGTAGAGGTTAATGTTATCTCGCCATCACCATAGACACTGTACGCTGTGCGGAGTGCTTCAATTACCGCTTGGCAGTCAGCGTTAAACCTGTCTGTGTCATGGTGGTAGTCCATCATCTTGACTCGCGCTAACACTTCGGGCTTGGGTTCGTTCACCGTGTTACGCTCTACTCGTATGATTACTTCTTCCATTACTTACTCCCTTTCTTTTTATAGTTACGACTTCTGTTAGATGATTTACTTTCTATTCGCACACCGTCTGCATTACTACCGCCCTTGCTCAGTGCCTTGTTGTGGCTAACGTCTTTACCTTCACGCTTGTCAGCACGACCATCTTTGTTAGCGTCCTTACCTTTCTTGTCCATAGCGCGTCTGGCACGTTGTCGCTCCATGCGCTTCTTGTGACCCTCGCTACCAACAGGTGGGTTCTTGGGTGACTTGCGATCTGCTTTATTCTTGTAAGGCATTGTTACCTCCCGTCTTTGGACATATATCTAGCCGCGTACACTAGTCCCGCAATCAAGTGCGCCACATCGTCATCTTTGAAGTACATTGAAGTATCGCTGTCCTTGTCAACTAACACCAAGCCAATCTCATCTTTATCAAAAGTAGACACTATAGCTATGCTAAAGTTATCCCCCTCTCGCTGGTCTTCATGCCACCCGTTAGTTTCCTCTAGAACTTCACAGTTTTTACGTGTCTTGTACTCAATAAAGTCTGTAATATTACCCATCCGCACATGCTCCATAGTTTTTACCCGTACCGCTTTCACAATCTAAAGGTATACCCTCGGCCCAAGAAGGGGGCTTACGCATACACTCTTCGACATACGCTACAGCAACTGCTATTTCTTCGTCTGGCACACAGCATATAATAGAGTCGTGGACAGTTAACACGACTTGGTATCTCTTCGCCACAGCAAGCATCTGCTCACCGATTATGCACCTAGCTAAAGCCTGACAGATGTTCTCTGTGACTTTGCCGCCGTAGATATTAACCTTACCCCGCCGTGATATGTAACTGTACTGGTTACCATACTCGGTTTGTTGGGTCTCCATCTTAGGGTATCGCATGTATAACCCAGATGGAAGTTTAATACTGTTGGCAGTATATTTCACAATGTTGTTTGTGCCATACGCGCCCCTGTCATTGTTAAACATATTCTGAAGGGCTTTCTGAGAAGCCTTCCAAAATGTACGTATCTTATCGTTAGTCTTTCTATATATGTCAATGATGCGCTTGGCCTCGTCTAAGTCTATGTCAGACCCGAAGCTCTTTAGCTGCTCTTTAAACCGCTCCGCTCCCATGCCGTACCCGCAACCCAGTATCGTGGTCTTACCTACAAATCTCTGGTCTTTGGTTATCTCTTCCTCTGGTATTGCGTAGATAGAAGAAGCCATCTTTACATAAACGTCTTCTTTGTTAGCAAAGGCTTGCACTAGGTCTTCCTGCCCTGCTATCCACGCTAGTACCCTAGCCTCAATCTGTGATGAATCACAGTCAATAAGAGTGTAGCCTTCTGGTGCAGTTATACATGACTTCAACATCTTACCGTGTGGCCCACGAGACGGTAAATTTTGCATGTTGAT